TGCGGTATGTGGAGGCTCCTGAGTTTATCAATCCTGTCATAATCTGCAGCCCCATATATTCATCACCCATCAATCCCGACTATATCAAATTAGCTGAAATCGCCTTTAATGCAGTTCTACAAACAATGATGGATGGCGAAAAGAAGCACGGGGCGAATGAGTGGAAGAAACAATCAATGCTCGAACACAAAATGCACATTGCAGAACATTTTTACAAAATAAACAGTGACACATCGGAAGATCATATCGCTCATGCCATGACGCGGCTTGCAATGATTAAGTATTTGGAGGGGAAATAAAATGTTGATCTTAAAGTAGGTGATACCCCATGAACTGCATACTATGCAATAAGCCATTTATAAAAGGTCAAAAGATAGTCAAGCACCCTGACGGAGATATGCACCTGAAATGTGTGGAGGACGAACAGAAGCGGATTGATGCGCTGGACTTGGAGATAGCAAGGCAGCAGGAATTGATAGAAGCCGTAGAATCAAAGGATAATTTTTATACATTTTGCAGATATATGGATTCGGGATTCTTTACCGAAGATAAGCCCCATTTAAAGCAGATAGCAGAGGCGTTTCAAAAAGTGGCGGAAGGCAAAATAAAAATATTGGCGGTGTCGCTTCCTCCGAGGGCGGGGAAGTCTTATATAACCTCCATGTTTTGCGCATGGCTGCTTGGCAAGTTCTCTGACGGTTCCATTATGAGAAATTCATACGCCGCTAAACTGGCGGAGAAGTTCAGCAAGGACATAAGGGATGGCATACTTTTGAGCCCCAGGTATCAGGCGGTATTCCCGGGTATAGCGGTAAACCCCAATAATTCAGCCGTGGATGGATGGAGCCTTGGGAAAAGCACTCAGCCTTCATACTTTTGCGCCGGTGTCGGAGGCCCCATAACCGGGTTCGGGTGCTCTTTGTGCGCTATACTTGACGATCCTCTTAAAAATATTGAAGAGGCGCTTTCTGAAATAACTATAGAATCATTGTGGAACTGGTATACTTCCACTCATTTATCAAGGCTTGAAACTGGTTGTCCGGAGATACACATTGCCACAAGATGGAGCAGGAAAGACCCTATAGGAAGGATAACGGATCCTGAAAGCGAGGTATACGATAAGTCTGTAGTGGTTATAAAAATACCTGCTTTGGATAAAAACGGCAATTCGTTCTGTGAAGCGGTAAACTACTGAAGAATACCATAAGCTTAAAAATATTACCGAAGATTTTATATGGGAAGCTGAGTATATGCAAAATCCAATAGAAAGCAAAGGGTTATTGTTCCCTGTAGAGGAACTTAAACGGTTTACCCTAAAAGAGATTGACGGTAAAAGCTTTGATGCAATAGTAGGCGTTACCGATACTGCGGATGAAGGTACGGACTACCTGTGTTCGCCTGTAGGGAAGAAGATAGGCGAGTATACATATATAACCGATGTTGTATTCACGCAGGACCCCATAGAGATAACAGAGCCTTTGGTAGCACAGCAGATCATTGATTCAGACTGTGAAGTAATGAAGATTGAATCAAACTCAGGCGGTAAAAGCTTTTCGCTGAACGTAAGAAAGCTTATCAAAGGTAAGTCAGACTGCGATATTGTGTTTGAACCGCAAACGGCGAATAAGGAAACAAGGATACTGATGAACGCCGGATACATTAAAAAGAACTTCTATTTCAGAAGCGATTATACCCCAGGCAGCGATTACGACACCTTTATGCGGTGGCTGACTTCTTATATCAGGCTTGGCAAAAACCGTCACGACGACGCGCCTGACGGTGTTACCATGCTGGCAGAATATGTAAAAGTATTAGGCGGAAAGCGAGCAAAAAAGAAAGCACCGGAAGGATACTATACCCCGAGCGAGTTAACCGACAAAGGCTACACGCCTTATGAAATTAAACAGATAATGAAAACTATGCCTAAACCGTGGGAGAAAGCGAGTGAATGTTAATGGAAACAAAATACCCAAGAGAATTTATGCCGTATTACGGAGAACTTGACCACTTACCGATTACTAATAACAGCGTTTTTGTAGACGAAGCAAGCGGCAAGGAATATGCAGCAAAAACTTTTTGCAACGGGCATTACAAAGAAGAAGGCGCAAGCGTTGAAGGTTTTGGCGCAGACAGCGTAAACGAAGCTGATGAGCTAACACTTGATTGCATCAATAAAATTAAAGCCGAACATGAGATTGTTGCCGTGCGCAAGCTTCCTTATTTAGAACAATGGGGCGATAAATATTATATGTTTATGCGATTAGCGTTTTAGGAGGTACCAAATGTTCAACAAGGAGCTTGAAGCACAGATTGAAAAGTTGATCAAAGAAAATACTGATCTGCGAGTGAAAGTTTATGCTTTAGAGGTTGCGGTAAACACACTAACTTTTAACTCAGATACGCTTACTGAAAAAGTGCAGGAATTGCTTGACAAACTTGCAGAATCCGTACCGCAAAAGCCTACAGATTCACCCTTCTTGACCAAAGAGGGGCTTTTTAATTATAAGCACAGGAAAACACCGAATGAATAGGAGGTCATGCTATTGTCTGAAATATATGAAAATAAGTACGACCAGAAAACCTTCTCTCAGGCAAGAGACGAGGTTAACACAAAAGAAGAGCGGGAACGGGCAGACTTCTATATTTCCAAATACAGGCAGCTTAAAACAGAGATTCAACCCATGCTTGAAGAATGGGAAAGAATAGAAAAGCTGTACCGGTGCGAAAGGGAAAAAAAGTCCGAGAATGACCCGAATTCATTTGACCCTATCATTCTTCCTGTAGTTGAAGGACAGACGGCGGCAATGGGTGAGAAGAATATATCCGCTTCCGTAAAGGGAGAAGGCTATTCCGACCAGCGTTTTGCTCACACGGGGCAGATACTGACGGACTACGCCTACAGGCATATACGCATTAAGTCAAAGGTTAAACAGGGCATCAGAAGGTATGTTTTGAACGGTACAGGATGTTTTGCCATAGGCTGGAATGCTGATGCTTTGGATGGGTTTGGCCTTCCCGATTGGAGAACTCCGCAGGTAAGCAAGGTGTTTGTAGACGGTAAAATCAAGAATTTGATGGATGTTGAAAAGGCCGAATACATCATTGAGGAAATCGGAAGCTTTTCTATCCTTTCAGCGCGTAAAGAATACGGCGACGAAATAGCCGAAGCGGTATCGCTTGGCAACACTGACCCCGACTTTGACGCGGATAATTCTATGGATGATAAGGACAGTTTTACAAAGCTTCATGTATGGACGCGCAACAATGATGAAGGCAACCTTCAAAGGCTTGAAATAAGCCTTTGCGGGGTTATGCTTGAAGAATCCGACCCTGCAAAGCCATTTTATGAGCATGTTGAAAACCAGTACCCCTACAAGTTTTTCGGGCTTTATCCGCAGGAAGGAAGGTTTCACAGGTTTGGCGACGGCAAGCTTTTAGAGAAGCTTCAAATACTGTTAAATAACCTGTGGGATGAATGCGTTATTGCAGCAAAATACTCAGCACAGGCAGAACTTTACGCCGACCCGGACGCAGGGCTTGACCCTGACCAAAGGGATGGTGATCCTTCTCATCCTATATTCGTGAGAGAGCCTACAAAGAACGTACATACGGTACAGGGGCAGGGAATCAATCAGGTTATATTTACCATAATAAACCTTATCCTGAACGAGATACAGAGGATAACAAGGTTCTCTACTTTGATGATGGGTTCTGCTCCCGGAAGAGAGATAACAGCTACACAATCCGGAATCATGGTACAACAGGGCAATTCGGGAGTGGATGATAAGCGGGGGGATGTGTCAGAGGCCATAGCGGAATCAACAATGTATATGCTTGGGCTGATGATGGAATTCTGGCCGGCCGGTAAGGCAATCCGCATAACCGAAGAATCGGACGATATTGAGTGGGTGGATGCAAGGAACCTGAAAAGCATTCCTGCTATGATACCGACCGATACGGAATTTGAGAACAAGTGGCGGGCTGTCAATCCGACAAAACCGGTGCCTAAGTTCATGCAGCTTGAGACAGAAGGAAAACCGCAGACTAAAAAAGCCATGTTTGATATTGAAGTGAGTATCGGCGAAGGCTTGCCCACAAACAAGCTTGCACTGCTTAATGTGATTCTTTCCCTGTCAAAAATGATTTTACCGGATGAAGTAACGGGACAACCGAGATCACTTTTAAGCTATCAGCAGGTGCAAAAGATTATAGAGGATGTTATCGGAATACCGATTATGAAGCTTATGCCCGAAGCTGAAAAGATAGTTGGCGCGCCTACAGGAGCAATGGGCGGCAGCGTAAACCAAAACCTTACAGCCAACACTCAGCAAGCAGGTAACCCCTACATAGAAGGAGCGGGCGGAGCAGACGGGCTTATGAGCAATCAACCTATGGGAGGATAGCATGAGCAATAAAAGATGGATGTTTGAAAACACCGGCAACCGAAGGAATATGGCGGTTTTAAAGACTTTGAAGGACATATGTCCAAAATATTCCGAGCATATGTTTGACAACAACAGAGTAGTTGAAGCGTTTGTAATGTCAACCAAAGGCGGCATAAATCCTTTCAATATGCCGATATGCGGAACGTGCAATAAACCTGGTACGCGAATTGAGGATCCGGCTTTTATGAGACAGCCGCATCAACGCGACAAGGACGGCAAAATTATAGACAGGATAAATTGTTACTGCGAGGCTCACGGAATCACTTACAACACAAAGGATTTGCGGGCATATCTGATTGAAGATTTAAAAATACCCGCGGAAGCAATCATGCAGATTGAATTAATTTTATATGGATATGGAGGTAATTTACAATGACTTTATTGGGATTCAAAAAAACGACGGTTGGCGGAAAGACTTTTACGCTATCCGATGACGGCGTAACCTATGAGCCTAAACAATTAGGTTTGGATGGCTTTGCAGGTGGAAGTATTAAAAAATTCCGCAAAACAAAGTATGGAATATACCTTTGCCTGAGCAAAAGGGATGATATCCTGTTCCTTGGCTATACGGAAAATAGCCTTACAGATGAAGGGAAAAAACTGCTTGGTATGCCTGTTGACTCCGAACCGTTACCCGAGCCTGAGAAAGAACCGGAGAAGGAACCGGAAACCGACATTTCACAGCTTAAGCGGAAAGAGCTTATTGCACTGGCTAAGAAAATGGAAATTGAAGGCAAGGTTGCAACTATGAAATCGGTAGATTTGATAGCCGCAATACATGAAAAGAGGGAAGAATATGCCGCTCAAAAAGGGGAAGAGTAAAGCCGCAATTTCGGAAAATATAGCCGAACTTATACGAAGCGGAAGGCCAAAGAAACAGGCAATCGCAATTTCAATGTCAAAAGCAGGAAAATCCAAAAAGAAGAAATAGACCGCAATGGTCTTTTTTTATGCCCGCACAGGCGTTAAATGTGTTACGGAGCGGCGATCTCCTTAAACCGTACTATTGAACGCCAGTTCTAAAATTGGGAGGCAACTATGATAAAAATGATTAATTTGCAGCTTTTTGCTGATAAGGAAGATGTGGACGGAATAGATGAAGTTGAGCTTGAAGATGACGCTTTGGAAGAAGTTGGAACCGATGGTGATGTTGAGGGAGATGAAACCGAGACAGAAACCGAAGTTGAAACCGAGAAGCCTAAAAAGGATAAGGTTACCGCTGCAATTATTCGTGAGAAGCAGCAGAACAAAATCCTGCGCGACAAGCTCGCCGCTATCGAAAAAGAGAAGGTCAATAAAGAACAGGCAGACCGCGACGGGAAGCTA